AGTTCAGTTACAAGTGTGGTTGTAGAATCACCAAGTATAAAAATAGGTAGTAATAATGCCGAAGAATCTATGGTATTGGGTAATAAATTAGAGGCACTATTAGATGAGTTAATAACCGCTATAAATGCGATGACAGTTCCAACACCAGTTGGACCTTCAGGACCACCTATAAATGCACCACAGTTTAGTGGTATAAAGGCTAAGTTAAAAACAATGTTAAGTGAAAAAACAAAGGTAGAATAATATGCCATTATCAAGTGGTCTTATGGCCGATGAAATAGAAAAAAATATATTGAATGGTGCAGCAAATGGTGGTAATATTACTATGAAGGAATGGGCTACAGTATTACAAAACTATTTTGCACAGGCGACATTTCCACCAGCTGGTGGTCCTGGTATGTCCGCTGCCAAATCAGCTTTTATTGGTAGTATACCTGATTTAAGTAAAGCAAATGTTATTTTATTTAAAACTGCATTTTTTACTTTTGGTTCTACATTAGCATTAACTGCGGTTGGTACTTCTGGATTACCATCATCTCCACCAGTGGGGTTACCATTGTTGGAAGTTGCGTTTCCAGCTGGTATGGCTAATGTTTCAATATCAAAGATGGCAAAAGTTCTTGGAACAATACTACATGGATATTTTAAAACACAGTTGTATTTTAACGGAACTACACTTACACCCGTACCAACACCATTTACATAATAGGAGTTAATAATGAAAAAAAGCGAATTAATAAAAATAATCGAATTAGTAGTTCGTAAAGAAGTCAAAAAACAGGTCAAACAGATACTTATTACAGAGAAGAGTATCAAACCTAAACCTGTTATAAAATCCAAACCAAAACCAAAACCAAAAGTTCAACAACACTTTACAGATAATGCTGAACTAAATAAAGTTTTAAATGAAACAGTTGGTTTGAATGATAAGTCACAAGAAGAAGATGAGTGGCCAACAATGGGTGGAAGTACTTTTGATAGTTCAAGAGCAACTGAACTTTTAGGTTATGGTGATTCTATAGCAGCACAAGGTGGTAGTAAAGAGATGAAAAGAAATATGGCAGCTGCTCAAACATTAAAAGAAAAGGGTGTATCAACTAAAGATGTACCTGAATCTGTACTAAATGCATTGACTCGTGATTATAGTGATTTAATGAAACACGATAAGATGAAAAGTAAAAAATAGGAATAAGTAATGGCAACTATAAAAGAACTAAATTTTAATCCAGATGCTTTTTTTGGATTAAAATTTCCATTAGAGTATGATGGTACTGATGGGTTTTTTCCAAGGTCCAGAACTTTACGAGAACAAGCATTTTCTAATTTAAAAAATTTAATATTAACTAATAAAGGTGAAAGAGTAGGTCAACCAGATTTTGGATGTGACATTAGTTCATTATTATTTGAACAAATAACCCCCGAAATTGGTGAACAAATAAAATCATCTATCAATGATGCAGTAGAAAACTGGTTACCATACATTACGATTACAAATGTATTTGTTACTTTTGAAGAATCACAACCAAATGCTATTTTTATAGCAGTAGAATTTTCTGTTGATGTTGACGATCCTAACTCTGTAGAAACAATAACATTTACCTTTAATACTGGAATTTAAAATGGCAAGAGAAGTTGAATATGGAACAAATGTAAAAGTTGTAAAACGAGATATTAACTATATAGGTAGAGAGTTTTCTTCTATCCGTGCAAATTTAATAGAATTTGCTAAATCATATTTTCCGACCGCATATAATGATTTTAATGAAGCTTCTCCTGGTATGATTTTTATAGAAATGGCATCTTATATCGGAGATACTTTAAACTTCTATATAGATAATCAATATAGAGAAGCTTTATTACACAGTGCTGAAGAAAAGAAAAATGTATATAAACTTGCACAATCTTTTGGGTATAAACCTAAATTAGCTAATCCTGCAGTTGTAGTTGCAGATGTATCAATAGAAGTTCCAGCAGAAACAATTGATGATGATAATTATAGACCTGATTTGGACTATGCTCCAATTATAGGAGAAAATACTAAGTTTACAAGTAATACTGGAATAGCATTTAGGGCACTAGATGATGTAAACTTTAAAACATCTTCTTCATTAGATACAAGGGAACAAGAAGTTTCACAGATGGCTGATAATATACCAACACACTTTAAACTCACAAAGAAAGTTCTTTTACAAAGTGGTAAAAGTTTTAAACAAGATTTTACTTTTGGTGGTGCTAAAAAGTTTGATAAAGTTATTTTAAGTAAATCGGATGTTGTTGAAATAACATCGTGTATAGATGACGATGGTAACAAATGGTATGAAGTTCCATTTTTAGCACAAGATACTGTATTTGATGCGATTGAAAATAATCCAGTTAATACTCCTGATTTAAGTGTTGATTCTGCCGATACACCTTACTTATTAAAATTAATAAAAACTGCTAGAAGATTTACAACTTATGTTAGAAGTGATGGTAGAACAGAAATAAGATTTGGTTCTGGTATAAGTAGCAATGCTGATGAAGAGTTGATTCCAAATCCAGATAATGTTGGTTCTTCATTGGGTACAGGACTATCTAAGTTGGATTCTAATTTTGATCCAAGTAACTTTTTAAATACAAAAACATTTGGTCAAGCTCCTGGTAATATAACTTTAACCTTTGAATATACACATGGTGGTTCAAATGATGATAATGTTTTATCTAACCAAATAACTACTGTAGATAGTGTAGTGTTTACATTAGATCCTACTGGATTAGTTGGTTCTAAAGTCACAGATGTACGAAATAGTATTCAAATTACAAACAATGAACCAGCAACAGGTGGTTCGAGTGGTGATTCATTACGAGATGTTAGAGAAAGTGCATTATCATATATGGCAACACAAGGTAGAGCAGTTACCATGCAAGATTATATAACTCGTGTATATTCACTACCACAAAAATATGGTAATATTGCTAAAGCACATATAGTTCAAGATGAACAACTCGACCAAATAGCTGGTGGTGAGGATGGAGATAAACCGAATTTTAAAGAGATTAGCAATCCACTTGCACTAAATATGTATGTATTGGGTTATGATTACAAAAATAATTTTGTAAATCTAAATAACGCTAGTAAACAAAATTTAAAAATATATTTATCCCAATATCGAATGATTACAGATGCTATAAATATTAAAGATGCATTCATAATAAATCTTGGTGTTAAGTTTTCTATAATAACACAACGAGGATTTAATAAAAATGAGGTATTGATGAAGTGTATTGATAAAGTTAAAAATCATTTTGCTCCTAAAAAATGGCAAATAAATCAACCTATAATATTAAGTGATATAGCTTACCAAGTTTCATTAGTTAGTGGTGTTGCTAGTGTTGTACCACCAACAGAAGATAATCCAGAAAAATCTATGGTTGTGATAGAAAACTTATATGATAAAGATTCTGGTTATAGTGGCAATGTTTATGATTTGGATGCTGCAACAAAAGAAGGTGTTGTTTATCCATCATTAGATCCTTGTATATTTGAAGTTAAGTTTCCTAACTTAGATATAGAAGGTAAAGTAGTAGGAGATATTTAATGTATTATTTTGAATACCCAACAGCAGATACCACAATATTTGAAGGTAACTTAACCTCATCTTTGAACGCTGGTTTAGATGAAATATTAGAAGTACAAAAACTTAAAGATGTGAGTGGAACAGTAATCCAAAGTTCTAGAATTTTAATGAAGTTTGATTATTCTAATATATCAAGATATAAAACTAATGGAACAATACCAAGTGACGCTAAATATTATTTAAACCTCTTTGATGCTGGTTCAGTTGGTTTAGCTGTAGAGCAGGACTTGTATGTTTATATGATTGAAGGAAGTTGGTCACAAGGAACTGGATTTACTTCAAGTGATCCTGTTGTTGAAGATGGTGCTAGTTGGAAATATAGAAGTGGCACTACACAATGGGTTGATGGTAGCGACACTCAAGGTGGTACTTGGTTTACTGGTAGTTTTACTAATCAATATAGTATAAGTTCTTCTATACACTTAAATCAGGACACTAAAGATTTAAGAATAGATGTTACCGATTTAGTTAATAATCATGTTTTATCTAGTTCATCATATCCCAATAATGGTTTTATAATAAAAAGATTAAATACACCTACAAGTCAAAGTGCTTTTACTATATTTGATCCAACAACTGCTACTGGTTCTGCAGAACACGATACATCAGAGCAAGGAACTTTAAAATTTTTCTCTAAAGAAACTCATACAATATATCCACCGAAGTTAGAGGTAGAATGGGATGATTCAAAGTGGAGTACTGGTTCTTTGGATCCACTATCATCAACGGACTTAGA